GAATCCAAGAGTATTTTATTTGTGTTTTTAATTACAAAGTTTTCAGTCGCTGTGCAGATGATATTACCTGCACTGCCACCTTCACCTCTTGCAACTAATTCTATGTTGTTTCCCTCTAATCTTATGTTACCATCTCTTGCAATAATACTTATGTCTCCATTCTTTGAGTTAAACATGATCGTAAGATCAGTCTTCTTATTATCATCTCCTGCCTCTACAGTGAAGTTTCCTGGCCCAGCAAAGGTAGTCCATCCTTTTCTTTGACCATCAATATCTAAACTTGCAAAATGTTTACCATTTGGTGTTCTAAGCATTACACCAGAAGTTACATCTCCTTTCTCATGAATATGTCCAAAGGAAATAGATCCTTTATCATTTCCCATGCCAGTGGCAAAGTAATTTCCCTTTGATGTTCCATCTTGGGGTAATCTATCTGGTATGTTTCTTCTTCCCATTTACTTCTCTGCCTCTATACTTTGTTGTAGGGTATCATATATCTGAACTAATTCACCGGGAGTTTCATAGTATCCAGCATATTTAATGTTATCCTTATAAAAGACCTGACCATAATAAGGTTTTCCTTTATAATATCCAGTCAATCTTAAACCAACTAGATCAGTAACCTGTATTAATTTAGTCTCGTCAATCACAATGGGATCACGTATGACTTCAAAGACAGGTGTTGCTTCAAAGTTAACACCAGTGCGAGATGGAATTGTGATTGATGGCCATTTTGTAAATCCTAAACCCGGATTATCAACTACAACCTGATTGACTCTACCAAAATTATCACACCTCAGAGATGCTGATGCACCATTGCTAGGTTTAATTACAACCTTATCTATGGAGCAATCATAATTTATTCCAGAGTCTAACACATTTATTGCTGTTAATGCAAGACCAACTGGATATCCATCACCTTTACTTACAGGGAATCCGTTTCCGGGATCTTGAACTACAATTTGAGTAACGACTCCCTTTCCAGACACTCTTCGAGGACAAGGAGGAGGAATAAGGATTGCAGAGATACCAATTGGATTTTCTGTCCAAGTTTCTACATCTGATTTATAATTTTCAACTTCTACTCTGATAGTGCTCGTTCCCTTTGATAGAAAAAATTTCTCTTCACCTTCTATTCTATTATTTTTTGCTGATAGTTCTATTTTTAATTCATCATCAAGATACACACGACCAATATCATCTGCTGCTGCTACTAATTTATAGAAACCATTGTATGGTATGTCAACCTTCCAAGTGTTTGAATATACTTTTCCAGAATCATCAACGTCTTTGTCACCTCTAGGAGATATTGGTGACAATCCGTAACGACTAAAGAAAGGACTCCAATCCTCACCAAATCTTACAGGAAACCATTTTGTGTCTCCACCCGGAAATCTTGTACTCCACATGGGATTTCGTGGACATCTTCCCGGTGCCTCTGGTATCTCTTCTTGAGGAACAGGAGGTTCAGGTGCATCAATCGAGACAGATATACCCATTGGATTTTGATTCCATGATATCGTAGATATTCCAACTGGAGGGTTATCTATTATATCATGTGGTGTATCTACATGTTGTGCTCCTACCATTCGGACAACAGTTCCATCTCTTCTTTGATGAATATGAAATGGGCCATTATAAGGTTCTCCATTTACCAATCCTATTGGCCCAACAGGAATACTATCAGAAGAATTTTGTAGATCAACTCTTACTTTATGCATACCTTCCTTAACTGTCTTTTTAATTGCGTTAACAGATCCAAAAGGATTATCTAAACTTGATATCAATTCATCATCTAAGTAAAGTTCTGCTTTACCAGCAGCAGCACCACGAAAAACATACTCACCATCATAATTAAAATTAAATTCCCAAACAAATGAATAAGGAACCCCTGCAAAATCACTACCCTCTACATTAGAAGTAGGTTTTGGAGAGATTGCATACTCATTCATAAACTCACCCCAAGCAGTAGCAATACCAACGTTGTAAACTCTTTTGGTGATTGATCTATCACCGGTTACAAAGAGTGGAGCACTTGTTCTTGTAGTCCAGAAAGGATTAGTTCCTCTTCCAAGAACCTCTTGATATTTTTGAATCTCTCTTGCGATTGGATCTTTATCAAAATTTGCATATAGTTTTGGTTCCCACTCACCCAAATCATTTCCATCTATATCAAATCTTCGATTAGTACTACTTGCAGTTTCACAAATTTCATACTCTTCAAAGTCATCCTCTGTATCATAATATTCTACTTGATCTACAATCTCTCCCAACTGTGCAACAAATTTACCACCAGCACCGATGCCACAATTATCTTTGACCTCAATCGTAGGTGGTAATTCATATCCAAATCCACCAGTTACGATATCAATCGCCATGACTGATCCATCTTGACCAATAATTGGATTTGCTTGGATTCCAGCACCACCACCACCAGAGACTATCACTCTAGGAGGCCCACAATCCTTATCCATTTGAATACCTTCACACTCATCTTTAGATGCCAAGTCATCAGGAGTTAATTTGTTCACTCCATTTATGTTCATGTATCTTGTGATATCTTTTGTTCTGAATATAAATTGTGTTCCGGGATTTAATTTTGCATAATCATTTGCCTCACATACTGTGACATTATTAACCATCCCTCTCTCTGTTGAGATATACGCAACTCTGATATCATCTTTAGTTGGATTACCAAATATATTAAACGACATGACTAACCTATATTAATTGGTAATTGTCCCTTTAAAGGTTGTGTGAAAGGAATTTCATTAGGTATCTTTGCTACCACATCACCAATTACACCAGCCTTTTTCGCTGCTACCTTCTTGGCAACAGATGTGAAACTTGGAATACTTTGTTGATCGACCCCTGTTCCACCTTTGCACATGGTATAAAAATCTGATTCTGATGGTGCTGATGGAAGTTCACAACCAAACAGATTTGTTTTTACATTTTCAAAACCAAGAGCAGTGTTTAGGTTGCCTTGAATACTACCAAGTTTTGACATGGCACTGCTACCACCAAGTAGTCCACTAATTTTTCCTAACTGACTTTGAAGATCATCTAAAAAATTATTAATATTATCAAGTAAAGTATCATTAGCACTACTAATAGCATCTGCATGTAATGCGAAAACTTCTCCAACTATATCTTCTGCCACGCATGAAGGGACTGAAGCAAAAGTATTTGGTGCATTTGGATCTCTAGGAGTAAGTGCATCTTGCTCTGCCTGTCTTTTTAATTCATCAGGATTAAGTAAATCTGTTAATAAATCTGCGATGGTTCCACAAAGACTATCAGTGATCTTCCCATACAAACATGAGGTCAATTCGTCAGATTCTTCTTTTAAATCAGATACCTGATATCTCATGCTTGATGGAACAGATGAAACTACTTCTGTCATATTATTATTCAAAGTTTTTAAAGTATAATTCTTTACTTTATCGAATATTATTTTCATATATTTTGATTGCTGACATGCAGACTCAGCAATAAGTTTATTCATATCTTGCACAGGATCTCCCACTCCAGCAACAGCACCTGTGTATGATCTAAGTGCTTCTTGAGCATCTTCTATTTTTTTAGTGAGATTTTCAATCTCAGTTTGCATGGCTGTCATTGATGATTGCACTATGTTATCAGTCTTCATAGTCACAATCTTTTCACACATTTTCTTATCTCTCTTCAAATCTGCTGCACTTAACATATGAACAGCATCAGGATTCTCTTTAGTAGGATTTTTTATAGGTGGTCTTGTTGCCAATTTACCTACAGACTTAGCGTTACTCGTTCCAGAAGCAACTCGATCTTTAACAAAATTAAGAAGAGAATCACCTGCCAATCCAGCAGCTTGTCCCTCTGCTACTCCACTTGAAATCATTGCAAGTTGCATAGGAGTTTTGGGAATTGTATTAGGAAGTCCAAAATCATCAAAGATACTTCCGGGAGGTGGAGTTGCAGTGTCCGCAGTCTCCTCATCAATCACTAAACCCTCCTCTGGAACTTTTGGTTTAGTTGTTCCGGGATAATCCTCTTTAGTTTCAGAGTAAGAACTCATTGACTCAAATGCATCTCCCCCAGTCATACCAGTTTGAGATTGCATTTCTGCTTGAGCATTTTGTCCTAAGACTCCAGTAATCACAGGGACATTTTGATCTGGCCCATCCATGAAATATCCACTAACAAACATTCCCTGTTTAAGATTTGCTGTTTGGAAAGAGTTACCTCCACCAGATCCAGCAGTTGTAGGATACTCTATGGTTGCCCATGGAAGTTGATCATCAGGAATAGTTTCTTGTTCCTTATCATGGATTCCCATGATTCTGACTTTATATCTTTTACCCCAACCCGGAATAGTAAAAAAACTTTTAAATTTTCCAGCAAGAGTATTATCTCTCCACGTAGAATCATCGGCAATCTGACCTATCCAAGAATAGTTTCTTCCATCAGCACCGTAAAATCCGGGATTGTTTAATACACTTTCTGCCATTCTTTAATCGTCGTATACTCTACATTCAAATGCGTCTGGATGATTGTCGCAATAGATCTCTAAATGCTTATCCTCATGACGAGTGTGCCAATCATTTATCTTACCTTCATTAGGATCAATGACATCATCTTTATGATAATTTTCATAATCAGCATGAACATTTTCTAGTTCAGATTTTTTATACTCTAACATACCATGATTGATATGTTCTTTGTTATCCTTGGGATCAAGATAAACTTCGTGACTTAGATCGTGTTTGATTTCTGACATAAAATTCCTCCTTACTTTTGTATTTATGCGGAAGTTTCTACTTTTCCTACAGAGTCTCTTACTAACTCTAGTTTAGTGTATGTGTTATCGGGAGTCAAGTAATGACACAAAGTTGCGATAACATACTTTCCTCCATTATATTTGTCAACATCATCACCACATGATTTTTTATCAGGTTGACCTTGTTGATTTGTAAAAAATTCAACAGTATCACCTGCATGTAAAGAAAAGTCTCCTCCTATGGTAATACTAACTTTTTGTTGGAAGAATTGATTATATCTCATGATTGATTGATTCATGATTGACTTTGCATCAAAATTAAAATCTTCTGACTTTGCTAATTGTTCTTGCTCAACACCTAATCCACTTCCCTCTACCAATGTTCCCGGAACATTGATCAAAAAAGTTGTACGAGTTGTGCCATCATCTGGTTCTCCACTTTGAAACTCCATATTAAGTGTTGGAAATTCACCACCACCTAATGATAAACTCTCTTCTAAATCAAAAGAACTTAAGGTATCTACTTTATATTCTAGTTTGTATGGATTAAATTGTATATTTTTTGTATTAAATGCTCCACCTCTTAATTTCGCAGTTTGACTTGCGGTTCCTTGTTTTTGATACGTTAATGCTTTTGTATCATAACCTTCCGGAACAGTTTCTCCGGGAGTATTATTAAAAATAATTTTTTTCTTTGGTTCTTGTGCAAACAAACTATCAATACCTTTAAAATAAAATCCTTTGTATGTTTCATAAAAAAGAAATCCGGCACTCTTTCCAAGTAAAGATCCACCATTTGTATCAGCACCTTGAGGAACAGCATCTTTCGATATTCGATTAAGAACATAGAATGGTTTGTTCTTTGCAAAACAATAATTTAAATTATTCGCAGTATCATCTATATTAAGTTTCTTTTTAGTATTAAGATACTTTTTATCTTTGAAAATTCTTTTTACATGTTCTGATATCTTTCCATCTTTTCTTATCTCAACACTAGCATAGTTATTTTTAATTGCCTCATAAGTTACTAACTGCATGGTTGCCACAGTTTTTGTTGCATCATCACCAATCGTAGTTACTTTTTCAACTCTAAATGAATTGTTTCTTCGATCAGTAAATTCTAATTTATTTTTTTTAGTGTCTCTAAGTTTTACTTCAACCTTAGCCTCATTTTCAATCGGCAAACCATCTACAGCAGACTTATTATCAATCGCACCACCAGAGTCAGCAAAACTTACTTCCATCACTACATGATCTTGTAGTAAACTTTCAAAGTATTTTAAGTTGACAACACCATTTGCAACATCTACAGTTTTTCTTCCTCTTGTACCCCTACTAGTTCGTCTCCCTTTATTTTTGACAACAAATACTTTATCAATAAATGAAGCAGCAGTTGATTTTCTATTGTCAGCCATGTTTAACCTCCATTTTTGTAAGCAATATCATTTGTTGTATCATCTGAACTAACACCATCACCCTGCATTAGTTCTTCTAGTTCAGCATCAAAATCATCAAAAGCTTTGTTTTGTTCTTCAACTGATGACTTAAGTTGATTGGCCTCCTCTTGAGTATATGTTTTATTAATGGTTCCTTCATATGATGCTTCAGTTTCTAAAGTGCTAGTGTCAACACCATTTTTATCACCTATCTTAAGATCTGTAAGTGTTTCGTCACCTTGTTTAAATTCTTTTGCCACATATTCTGACTGCTCTGCTCCAATCTCTTCATTCATTTGTTCATTATCAGGATCTCTCACAAGCATTCTACCATCATCTGCAATAGGATCTTTTATACTTCCCAATGGAGACTTAGCAAGTACCTTTGCAAGTAACATCGCTGCTTTCTCTCCAACAAAAGCACCTGCCATACCAGTAACAAATCCGGGCACACCACCAAACGGAGCACCAACAGCAAAACCAGCAGTGTATCCTAGAAGTCCACCGACTGCTCGAAGAATCGCATTGATGGGAGACTCCTTGAATACCAAGTAATCAAGTAAACCCATGACAGCAGCAATAACTGTATCAACACCACCAATTTTTGCTGCTTTAGCTGCCTTAAGTCCTTGTCTTAATTTTAAAATATTTTTATTTTTTGCTGCACTCTTAAGAATTTTTCTAATATTTTTTGCTGCATCTTTTGGATTAAGATTCTTGAGTTTCTGAATCAGATCATTTTGTTTAAGAATATCATCTATCTTGCCTGACAACTGGTTCTGAACCATTTTTCTTAATTTTCCGGGAGCATCCATTGCCATCTTAGCAACGTCACCTATTTTTCCAGCAATTGATTTACCAAGGCTTTTAGCACCTTTCCAAATACCACCAATATCTTTCATGAAAGATTTTGCTGCATCATCTAACTTACTGATTAGATTTTTAACGGTGCCTGTTACACCTTCTTTTACTCTATTAAAGAGATTCATACCACTCTTCAATAAATTTTTCCCTGTCTGTTTTAAATTAGAAATTTTAAACTTCTTGGCAAAATCTTTAACTTTTTGAACCTTGCGGCCCACTTTTGTTATGACCTTTCTTTTCGTTCTACGAAGACGATCACCTAATGACTTAGGTTTTCTTTTAAATTTTTTTGTTTTTGTTTTATTATCTGGAGTTCTATCACGTCCACTATCTTGATCTGCCATCGCCATTGAAACTGCAACCGCAGTCATACCAACAGTCATTACAAGATTTAAAAACTTAGATAAGTTACTGACAAAACTATCAAATTTTTTAACACCATCTTCACCAAAAGTTTTCTTAACTGCATTTCTCGTAAAGTCAAATGCTTTTACTCCAGCATCAAGAAAGGCTATCAGTGATTTTACTATCACTCCTCCAACTTTAAGAAAAAAGTTTGCTATAGATGCTAATGGTTTAAGTAACTTAACCATGGCAGGTAAGAATTTAAGCAATCTAGTTGCAGCAAATCCAATTAGAACAGTAAAGATAAAATTTTTAACACCATCTAAGAATTTAGATTTTGGCATTCTTATGCCAAGGCCTTTTGCCGGTGTTGTTTCACTAGTCTCAGGTGGAGTTTCTAATTCAGATTCTTCTTTTTGTCTATCAGTTTTTTCTAATTGTTTTGCTCTTTCAGCGAGTTGTTTTTTATCAAAAAGAAAATTTTCTTTTAAAATTTTATTTGCTTCAACTACTTTTAAATTTATAGATGTCAACTTATCGGCACTAGAAATTTTAGGACGAACCTTTTCTGTTTTTGGTGGTGATAGTGCTAAAAAATTACTCATTAATTTATCCCATGATACCTAAAGTTCTCATCTTTTGTTTTGAAACATATTTTTCAGCATTTATTTGCGGAACTTTTGTTCCTCCACCACCAGAATATTGTTGTTTCTTTTGTTCTTTTTGAATATTATAATTTTGAACTACGTTATTGTTAGTGGATGGTGGAGGAACCACTTGAGTTGTTGGTTTAGTATCTGCTACTTGCATTGTATTAACGAGTGCTCCACCATCAATCTTTCTACTTCCTTTTACTCTTCCACCACCTTGAAATTCTTGCACTACATTATTAGTATTAATATTATTAACCAAACCACCACTAATAAATTTTTGAACTGGGTTAAAATTGTTTATAGTATTACCTTGAATATTTTTACCAGCGTTAAATTTAAAAGACTCTCCAACATAACCACCATTAATGTAATTAACTTTTTGTGTATTGTTTGCTCTCACCATTGGTGATCCCATCTTATTGTAGAATCGACTTCTATCTACAATACCACCATCATTATATTCATTTGTGATTGTTGGTATATTGGTTCCTCCACCAGCAGCATTCATAGCAGCAAGAGTGTTTACACCATACTTTTCAACTGCTCCTTTACTCATAACAAATTCACCAGCAGTTAATCGAGCAGGAACTTGATCAGGGCCTGCTGGGCCTGATACGAAACCACCTTGTTTAAATTCTTGTGTATCTTCATCTCCTTTTTCTTCATCATCATCACCACCCATTTTAGATATACCGTAAGCGGTAACACCAGTGGCCAGAAGACCTGTTATCAGCTTTCCTTTGTTACCTTTTATAAGATTTAAAAACTTACCCGCTTTCAATTTAGCTAATGCTGCTAACAGTTTGGGTATTAACTTTTTAACAATCATCACTCCAAATTTAGCAACCTTTGCAGTGATCTTAACCACCATTTTACCAAATGAGTTACCAAACAACAAGTATGCTGCAAGTAACGTAGGCCAAAATGTCTTCAAGAATTTAAAAATGTTTTGAAGACTCTTTTGATTTTTCTTATCACCCATCCATTTCACTATTTCCATTAAAACTTTACCTAACAAAACTGTTTTTATAAAGTCAAGTATCTTACCAAAAATACCTTGAAAAGGTTTTAAAATTTTACTACCAACTTCTTTAAATACAGTGAACTTACTTTTCTCTAATGATGTTTCTTTCTTTTCTCTACTCTCATCTTCAAGTCTTAATTTTTCTTCCTTTGCTTCATCTACACTCAAATCTCTCATTTCTTTGAGAGTCTCTACTATTTTATTTACATTCTCACTAATTGTTTCTAATATATTTTGACTACCCTCTGCAATAGGTGACTTGCCAATGCCCTTTGCAGCACCAGACATTTTACTTTGATTAGGAACAATATTAGCAGCAGTTATCTTAGTTGTTTTTGCTCTCGGTCTCTTCTCTTTAGCATCTATCTCTGCCTGTATTTGTTCTAGTGACTTAGCATCTTTTCTTCTCTTTCTTGTTTTCTTTAAAGTGCCAGTCGTATCTTTCTCTATCTCTCTGTCTGCTCTTAAATCTTTTACTGCAATCTGTAGTTGTATTAATCTAGGATCTTTTGGATTGCTTATCTGAAGTGAATTATAACTTTCTTTTAACGCACGAATTTGACCTGTATAAGATTCAAGATCAACAGGTTCGTATCCAAAGTCATTGATAAGCAGTTGCTTAGTTCCTTTGTCTATAGTAGCAGTTAGACGTTTAGCCATTCGCTCGTGTTGCTCGTGCTTGTTTCTGTTTTAATTCTTCCTCTTCAAGGTGTGCTTGAAGGAGACCAACATAGATATCACGTTCCCATGGTATCATATTTTCAATCTCCGTTAATGAGTATTTATGATACTGCATCAAAGAAAAATTCAACCTAAAGTATGACTCTAGGTTCATATGAATCATGGCTACGCGAAAAAAGATGCTAAACCCTCAAGCACTACCTCACTTTCAACCTTTGTTTTTGGATTAGTAACTTTAATTTTATGAGATAATTTAGGCATAGTCTCAAAAAATTTTTCAATATCTTTAAATTGATTTGAATTCATAGAATCAAGAAACTCTTTGACTTCTTTCTTACTACAATCTGCAGTTGACCATACTTCATCTTCAGTATAAATTTTACCTATACAAGATGCGATTAAATCAAATGATTGTTCCATTTGATTTCCTTCTTTAAAATCAAAGTTATTTTTAATAAATTGTTCTAAAGATGGGTATCTCATCTCCATCATTACAGAGTCATCAATTTTAATTTTATTAGTATGATCTTCAGTCTTTTGAACTTGAATATCATCTAAATTAATATTCACAGCAACTTGAGTCTCGTCATCGTCTGGACAATAGACATTAACTTCAAGTTCTTCTCCTACAGATTTACCTCTAATATTAAGGAATAGGTATTCAATATCAAATGTAGGGAGTGTATCTACTTTGATTCCTTTTGTAAGGATACAGGCTTTTAAAACTGCTTTGATGGCAGTGGTAATCTGTTTGTTATCTTCACTTTCTAAAGCAATGACAAGTAACTTCTCTTCCTTAACTAAGAAAGGTCTGTATTGAATTGTCTCACCGCTTGAAGGAAGTTCCAACTCATAAGTCGGAGTTGCAATCTTTGGTAAAGGCATAATGTCCTATAGATTATTTCAGTATGTTTATTTAGAGGAGATTTGAAACTGCTATTCCAGATAGATCTCCTAAGAATCTGTTGCCAGTTAAATTAGTCACAGCAGAATCAACAAGGTTACCAGCAACACCAGCAAGTCCACCAATATTAAATTGAGATTGGTCAAATGGACTGAAAGATCCAAACCTACCTTGTGCATTTACTGGATGAACCACATATCTAATATAACTGAATGATACGTTGCATGATAATAAGTTAGACGCATCATAAGAGACAGGCATGGATGATATAGCGATAGGAAAACTCCTCACGAATTCATATTCTAGCACACCTTGCATATCTTTTTCAAATTTTCTAACTTTTAATCCTGCATCAGATATGTATTCATCAGGATATGACATCCTATAAAAGTAGTTTGGATTGAGTAGTTGATTTGTATTATCTCCGGGAGAAATTTGTCTTCCGTTTGTAGTAAACTCTATCCAACTTTCAAAAAATCTAATTGGAAGATAGTTTCCTGCATCGACATAAAACGTTAAATCTATTCTATCATCAAACACTCTTCTATGCACATGCTTCTCTGTTACACCGGTGCGATCATTATTAACATCTATTGTTGCTAAGTTAGATCCGGGTAAAGAAGCAGCGTTACATAGTAGTTGCAACTTTTCTTGTTGAACTCCTAGATTACTTCGGAAGTTAGGAGAACGTGGTATGGGAATATCAACCTCAAAGTGAGAGGTTGTAGCAGGTCTTAGAAGGTTTGCTTTAATATCTGCTACTGTTCTTTTGGTTGGCCTAGAGGATGCGGGCATTTATAAATATGTTTATCTTATATACTATGTATATGGAAAATGGGCGAAAGTATTAAAAGTAGATTTAAACCATCATTTCCAAAAAAATATAAAGGTGATTCCGACAATATTATTTGTAGGAGTAGTTGGGAAAGAAGGTTTTGTAATTACTGTGACTTGAATGAAAACGTTTTACAGTGGGGGAGTGAGGAGTTCTGGATTCCTTATAAGTCTCCTGTTGATAAGAGAGTTCATCGCTACTTTCCAGACTTTATTATTAAAGTTAAGGAGAGCACAGGACACATCAAAACTTATGTTGTTGAGGTTAAACCTGACAAGCAAACTAAACCACCACAGAAAAAAAAGAGAGTGACTAAATCATATATCTACGAATGTAAAACTTATGCAGTGAATACAGCAAAGTGGAAAGCAGCACAAGAGTGGTGTGCAGATAGGAAAATTGAATTTAAGATTATAACAGAAAAAGAATTAGGTATCAGATAGTGGCTGATAGAGAATTTAGTTGGCAAAAAGAAAACCCTGCTAGTGATCCAAATGCTCTTGCTAAAATTCAAGCAGATATTGATGCCAGAAATCCAACAAAACCTGGCCAATTTACTGGTAAACCTGTTCCATTAAATCAAAAAGAATATCAGAAACCTTTATCAAGAGTTGAAAGACTCAAAGAAAGATTAGAGGAAGAGAATACTACAGACGTTGAAGATATTATGATGACTATCATGGATATTTTTAATGATACTGTAACACCAGTTCCTGATGTAGGAAACTTTTACACTTTCATATATCAACCTAAGACTCCTAAGATACAGTATGATCAACAACCTCTGATTGCTTGTACAGATATATTCAGGTGGGGATTCAGGGGAATCAATTTTCATTGGCAAAGTCCTCGTAATTATACGTGGGGTGAGGTCGTTGGCCAGTTGTATGCAGTTCGATCTCAAGAGTTAGATGACTTGCTTTCTTTACAGTATGGTAAATTTCTCATAAATAGATAAAAAGTCCATTTAAATGACTACCAAAGACGGATACTATGGATCTGATGCAGTAGAAAATAAATTCAGTGATCCAAATACTAACGAATCATATTTCACTCTAGTTAATGAAAAGACTGGTGAGATAGAGATTTACAATGATGAAATTAGTGATGAGAAAAGGGTAGCAACAATGGAGACAGATGGATCAGTAGTATATAATAATGATTGGTTAAGTAGTGCGACAGAAAAAGATGAGCAATTCATTGATATAGGTGTCATGACCGGAAGTATAAAAAATCATGCAGCACAATTAGTCAATGATGAATCAGGTCTTACTCCTACTAATGCAAGAAGTTTGTTAGGAAACGGTACAGAGGCAGGAGAGAGTCCATCTGAATCTACAGATGGATTAAGCACCTTGCCTGATGGAAAACAATTAGATCTTGGTGAAGATAGAGCAGGAACAAGAAATAAGTTTGGTAATCATGTATTTCCAACAAGCATGGATCCGGGACAAGACGTATTGAAATTCAATATGATGAAATATGTTCCAAAAAAATTCGATCAAAAAACATTTGGTTTTGAAGATAGAGCTAAAGACACAAGGGGAAGAAGTATTGGTAGTGTAATTTTACCAATACCTGCTGGTATCGGAGATGCGAATGCAGTGTCATGGGGTGGTAATAGTATGAGTGCAGTTCAAGCAGCGTTAGCACAAGCAGCATTAGCTGCGATAACAGAAGACCCCGGAAAAGGTGTTGATAGTCTTCTAAATTCTGCTCAAAAGGTAGCAGGTAATTCTGGTGAAGTCGGAACAGCTCTTGCAAATACTCTTGCTGGAATGGCATCAGGTAATCAAAATTTAATAACAAGAACTACTGGTGCGATTTTAAATCCAAACTTAGATTTACTATTCCAAGCACCCACTTTACGTCCATTTAACTTTAACTTCTCTTTATCTCCAAGAGATCCAAAAGAAGCAGAAACCGTGATGAAAATTATTAGATTTTTTAAACAAGGGATGTCACCAATTAGAAGTAAGTCTAATTTATTTTTAAAGTCACCACATACTTTCCAACTTCA